GATATGCGCCGCTATTCCCGGGCAATGACTTGAACACGCAGTACGACGGCACGTCCTGGTTCCGAACCATCACAGGCTGTCGCAACGTCCCGCCTGGTGCCAACGCGCAAGGCTCGCAGGTGCGACACGAAGTATGGGGGTTAGGCGTAGTTCAGCAGACCTTCCGCGAGCATCTGACGGCTCGTGAGTGGCACCGGGCCAGTGATTCCTATGTTTTTGGTCCCTGGATCGAGGTAGTCACCAACATGGTGGGAGCAGTCCAGGCCTTTGCGTCGACCGCCCCGCCGACAGGTTGGCTTGTGGCTGACGGCTCGCAAGTGCTGCGCGCCAATTATCCCGCCCTGCTGAGCGCAACCAATGGCGCGTTCGGATGGGGCAATGGCTACACCACGTTCAACCTGCCTGACATGCGTGGCGAAGTGATTCGGGGCTTGGATTTGGGGCGCGGTATCAACCCGGGACGGGCACTTGGCTCCATCGAGCTGGACGCCATGCAGGGCCACGGCCACCAGAATACCGCCATGCGCATTGGCACCTCGGGTGGTGACGGTGAGCTGCTTTCCCATAACAACGGTACAAGCAATGAGGTGTTGAAAGGTCGTGTCACCGCGCCTGTCGACTTGGCCGGTTACGGGGCTGTGCGTGTCGCCAGTGAAACGCGCATGCGTAACGTAGCGATGCTCTGGTGCATCAAATACTGACAGTGAGGCGAACATGAAAACCGATACTCCAATTGATCGCACGATCTACCACGTTCACCCTGAAACGGGTGAGTTACTCGGCGAGGGTGAAGCGCGGCTGGACCCGATAGATGATTGTTTTCTGATGATCCCCGCGCATGCCACACAGGCAAAGCCACCGGTTGCCGGTGAACGTCAGGCGGCTGTGCTGCAGGGCGAAAACTGGCTGCTGACGCCTGACTATCGCGGCCTTGTGTACTCCACCGCTGACGGCAGTGTCGGGCAGTGTTTCGAGCTGGGAGAGCTGCCCGAGGGCTTCACTCACTTGGCATGGCCAGGTGAGGATCATTCCTGGTCCGGCAGTGCATGGGTACTTGATGAGGCTGCCCGCGCTGCGCGATTGGCCGACAAAGAAAGAGCCTGGCGCAATAGCGAAGTGGAGCGGGTCAAATGGCTGCGCGAGCGGCACCGCGATGAACAAGACCTGCAAGCGGAAACCACGCTGAGCGCCGAGCAATTTGCTCAACTGCTGACATACCTGCAGGAACTGCGCGACTGGCCCCAGTCGGAGCAATTCCCCGTGCTCGAGCACAGGCCGATCACGCCGCCCTGGATCGCTGATCAAACCCAATAAAGCCCCGCACTGACGGGGCTTTTTCTTACCTGCATTTTGAGGTTTCCATGCTTAAACACCTGTTCTTGGCGGCCGGCCAATGGCTGCTGCTTTTCCCTGTGCGCGTCGTCCTGATCCTGATGGGCGCGCTGGTGGTGCCCTTGGCGCTGCCGTTTGCTCGAACCCTCGGCACGGCAGTGCCTTTCTCTCAAGCGCCGGGCAACTGGCAACTAGTTGTACTGCCCGCGTGGGTGTGGCTCTGGTCGAACGATCGCGACGGCGCCCTGGGCGACAAACGCGGCTGGTGGCACCTGAACGCGCCGTTCGGCCTGGGCGCCTATCACTGGTTCTCGAAGCTCTGGTGGCTGGCCATGCGCAACCCGGCCAACAACATGCGCTTTACCCCGCTATTCGGCTGTCCGGTGACGGAGTGCGATTACCGCTACTGGGGCGATGAGAACGTTGAGGACCGGCCAGGCGAGGGCGGTCGGCGCTTTCTGTTGGCTACGCACAGGCGCACCGGGCGCCGCTATTACGGCTTCTACGGAGTGTGGCAGTGGACCGCGACTCGCGCTCTGGTAGTGCAGATTGGCTTCAAGGGCGAGCCGAAAGACTGGGCCGAGGACTACGCCAGCGACCCTTCCCGGCAGTGGGCCGGCATGACATTTGAAATCAATCCGCTCAAGGACATCTCGTAATGGCGATTACCGAAAAGCAGCTCCAGCAGATCCTCCCCAACGCCGGCGCAAAAGCCGGCGTTTTCGTACCTGGTCTCAATGCCACCATGGGCAAGTACGCGATCATCACGCGGCTACGCATGGCCGCGTTCATCGCCCAGCTCGGCCATGAATCCGGCCAATTGCGATACGTGCGTGAACTTGGCAATGATGCCTACCTGGCCAAGTACGACACCGGGCGCCTGGCCCAGCGCCTTGGCAACACGCCCGAGGCCGATGGCGATGGCCAGCTCTATCGCGGTCGCGGTCTGATTCAGGTGACCGGGCGGGCGAACTATGAGGCTTGCAGCGAAGCGCTGTTCGGCGATAGCCGCTTGCTCAACACCCCTGAGCTGCTTGAGCAGCCGGTGTATGCGTCACTGTCGGCGGGCTGGTTCTGGCAGCGCGCTGGGCTCAACACTCTTGCCGATAAAGGCGACATCCTGACCATCACTAAGCGGATCAACGGCGGTACCAACGGCCTGGATGAACGCAAGGCGCTCTACCAGCGTGCGCTCAAGGTGCTGCAGTGAACGTGCTCGGTTGGCGGTTAGCCGGCTTAGCGCTGTTGCTGGGCATCTACATCGGCGGTCGTGGTGCTTGGTTGTGGCAAGCAAACCATTACGAAAAAGCGCTGGCTGAACAGGCCGGCCAATACCAGCGCGAGCGTGAAGCCGCTGCACTGGCCGTGATCGACTGGCAGGCCGAAGAGCAGGAACGCCGTAGCGATCTAGAGGGCCGTCTCAAGTCGACAGCTGAAACCCACTGGAAGGAGATGAGCAATGTTCAACAAACTCAATCTCGCCTGCGTGACAGGCTTGCTACTGCTGATTTGCGGCTGTCAGTCGTCCTCGCCGCAACAGCCGCCGAGAGTGGTAGCTGTGGGGTGCCAGCCGCCCCCGGCACCCGAGGCGTGGTACATGGAGCCATACGCGCCGACCTTGACCCAGCGCATGCTCAACGAATTATCGCCATCACCGACGAAGGCGACCGGGGCCTAATCGCGCTCGAAGCTTGTCAAGGTTACGTGCGAGAAATAAATAATAGGCCACCAAAGAAATAATACGTGGTTAGCCATGTACCGTTACTAGTCACTCCACATAAATTTTTGTACTACTCCTTGATATAATAACGCCCGACCCCTATGTTTTGGGGTGGGCGTTTCTTTATGTCTGCTATGGTTGAAAGTGCAGATTTCATATTGCTCGCGAAATTTTGTCTTGCCTATAGAGGGAGCTGGTCCGCTTGCAGCGAGTTGATCCAGTTCCTGATGGAAATCATACCGATGGTTGTCATGAGCTCGATGTTTGGTAAGAGTTCGAATTTAGGCTTTATCTGTTTTACGGTTTTTATGAATTGCTCAATTGACTGGTTCGGTTTTCTTTCTGCGTGAGCTATGGTTGTTAGTTGTTGAAAGAATTTGTTGGTGGTGGCTGCGTCTGTGTGTGGAGGTTGTACGCCTTCATGAATGAATCCAGATCTATGAGCATACGTCTTTCCAATTATTCTGCGTAATTCGCCATGATCTAGGTCTTCTGGGTAGTACTCACCTTGATTTTTTCGGATCATGAATTCGAAATGAGGTTTTGCCTCTGCGGGAAGATTGTCGTATGCCTCTTGATTCGGATGCTCAATTTCTTTGTGCCACTCTTCTACGGATGAATAGTCAAATATGAACTTTGTGTACCGTGCCTTTAGATTGCTTTTATTGCGATTTTGTTCGTATTCTCTGAATAATTCCCTGAAGTTTCCATCTTCCCTTTCCGCTTTCTCTTTCCAGGCTTCATATTTGGGCGGTAACTCAGAAACTTCATCGGGTTTAATTGCCTGCTGAGCAGCTGACTCTATCGCTGCAGCAGTGAGGAGATACGCAAGCCCAAAATCGATTTCTTTTGTCAGTACTGATAGGCTAAACAGTCTTATGGTTTGTACTATTTGTGTGCGTTTTTTTTCAGGAAAGTCTCGGTTAGCAAGCTGATCAATGAGACCCTCCATATTTTTTTTTGCTCGATGCTCCCAGTCTGGAGATTTCTTCGTAACAGTTTTTCGTGGGCCCGTTTCGGTCAATGGAAGGTGGAGTGCAATGCTGAGTGCTTCTTCAGGTGCAAGTTCGCGATTGTTAAAGGGGGTGATTTCATTGGGGGCTAAAGCCTTCTTGCCAGTGCTGAAAGTTAAAAGTGTCGCGATAAATGTTGCAAACGCCTGAAATACAGTATTTGCGAAGGGGGAGTTGCATTCTACTTTTGATATTAGCCCAAAATGCCTGTTTGGGAGATCTATCTTTCGTGAGGGGTGTATCTTGAAATGGCCGAATTCCCAGATGTCGCTTATTTCGAATGATGTGACAATGTATGAATTGTTTGCGCCGATTTTTAGGGCGTTGTGTGGCTGGTGCTTGTAGGTGTCTTGACACTGTTTAAATAAGATTTGTTTTCCGTTAAGTAGTATCATAAGTTTGACCTTTTAAGGTTAATGATGATGACCGGAAGGCTGGTTGGTAAGTATAGGCCTTATTCGGCGGCCTGTAGATGCTCGCGTGGACCAGCGCTGGGGTTTTTAAGGGTAGTCTTAGGCGCTGAACGAAAGGTAAATTCGTAGATACCACCGTCAGCAAGCCAGTGTGATCGTTGCAGCATCCATGACAAGCGTCTAGGATGAGCGAGCAATTCGGCGGTGTATCATCCAAGAATGCTTATGGAGTCAAAATCTCTCTAACCGCTGGATGCTGCTCAGCTGACGGGGATGTCCGCGATGGGTAGGACGCTGAGCGGCTTTGAGATCATCGTTAATACAGCTTATGCGCAATCGTGGTGGCGATGCGTGGGTCATAATGAAACTTTCGTCCGCTAGCGTTTAATTTGTTTAGGGAAAAGGTATGGATACAGACAGCTTCCTACAGTGCCTGACTTATATTCAGAGCTCATCTGTGAGTAAATCAGAAAGTATTTTAGGGAAGGTAGTGCCAAGTTTGGCCGGTGTCTTCGTCGGATTTGTTATAAACTATGCTTACTCGTCACTCAAAGACAGGAAGCTGAGGGAGAATAGGGTTCAGGTTTGCTTGGAAAACATCGAAAGTATTAGGGCGGATCTTAAGCAGGCACTTGGGCAGATTGCGGTTCTATTTAAGTGGCTGGAAGAAGGCGGGGTGACTCCGGGAACACGGTTCCCTAGCAGCGTCAATGTGCTGTTCATTGAAAAGCATTTCATCGAAGTTGCTGATCAGTTCACTAAGGAGCAGCGACGCTGGACTCAGCAAGTCTTGATGCATTTGGAATTCATAAACAAAAAGTTGATCGAAGTAAAGAAGCCTGATGAAGATTTATTTTTGTATTCAAAATCCCTTCTAAATCTGAATGTTTCATGCATGGTGGCTTGGAAATTGTGCGGTTATATTCAGAATAATAAAGAAAGTGAAATGCTAGATAGCGCTATTTTGACTGGTTGTGGTCTTGCGAGTGAAGATGTGAATAGGTACTTTCTACTACATGAAAATGCCACAAAAAATAATGAAACCTTAGGGCTTAAGTGGCCGAAAGATTAAGAATTCAGGGTTCTGCGGGATTGCTGGTAAATTCTGCTGGCATTGAGCTAGAATCCAAGAAGCCGAAATGAATGGTACATAATTGGTACGAAGGCTTGGGGGCTCTGGGCTCTCTGAATGTCCCGTAATTATAGGTGTTTAGAAAGAGTATGGTGGTGCCATCACACTGCCGGGTCTGGCTCGGCCGCTCGATGACGCATAGGAGGCTGTGGGGCAGGTTTGCTGATTCAAGCCCGTAGCCTTTCGATCCCGATTGAGACTGCTTCCGTGTGGGTGTCCAGTGTCACCAGGGCCGCCATGACGTTGTCGTGGATGTGGATCGAGCCACGTTGACTAACCCAGAGGGATAGCTCTTCCAGTGCTGCTCTGATGGCAGTTTGATTGAGTAGCAGCAGCTCTAGGGTATCTGCCGTGATCGCGGCTTTCTCGTCCATGATGGTCACCTAGTACCGTGATATTTTTAGGGCAAATTTAGGGCAGATTCTGGGGCGCTTGAGGTCCGAATAGGCCATTTGCTTAGGCGAGGATAACCGCTTTTACAGGCCTATAGTGGCCTACCGAGCATATCGGGCGAGTTCAAATCCCTATCCCTTGGTCAGGCGGGGGCAGTGTCAGGCCCGGCCCGCACTACATGGGCGAAATCGCGTCCATCCTTGGTGCATACATGGGGCAAAAATGGGGCAAACCATGCGCCATTCAATGCCAATTTATGCCAATGCAAATATGCACGCCACGACGAAAAAAGGCGCTCAAGCCCCGATACTGTGGGGCTTGGGCGCCTTTTCCTGTTCCTACTACAGCACAATTGGAGTGTGCGCGGAGAGGTCAGACATTCGGGGCCTTACAGCGTAATTCGGTGGGCGATTTTGAAACCGGCAATGTTACAGACTTTTGCCCGGCGA